AATTTATGTAGACCAGTCAGGTACCGGTGCAAATATAGACCTAGAGCAACTAGGTATATCTAATATCATTGGCGGTTTGAACAGCTCTGCAGGCAGTTTAACCGCTCTTGATTTAGATGGTGCTACTATGACACTTGATATTAATATGATTGGTAATACCAATAAATTTTTAGGTGATATAAATGCTAATACCTTTACAGGATTATATAATTTTACTGGAGATACAAATACTTTTACGATACAAGTAGACCCAACCAATACATATAGTTCTGCAGGTTCTGACCAAAATATAGCAGTTACAGGTAGCAGTAATACATTTACCTTAAATCAAGGTACTACAGCAATAGCAGCAAACTTAAATTTAGATTGGATTATTCAAGGTTCTAGCAATACAGTAACATCAAACATAAATATTGATGGAGCAACAAACTATATGGACATAGATGGTTCTGATAATACAGTAACTTATACAGGTACTGGTGTTAATGCTTCAGCAGGTGGATATTTTTGGCTAGACCATACAGGCGGTCAAAGAACTTTTAACATACAACAACTGAGTACCCAAGATAATGACTGGCTTAAAATTATATCAATTGGCGGTAATGCTGCTTCTACTGTCTGCGTCATTCAAAACGACCAAGGTACAAGCACAAGCTGCTGATATTGGGGATATATCTGAACTAAATGGTTCAGCACAGATAGTAAGAGATAAACCATTAAATGCCGAATTAAAATTTGCAATTCAAAGTAATGATGAAGCTATCACTACTAATGGCAGAATGGCTATTACTTTTTTAGATGATTCAACAGTAAAACTAACTGAACATTCACAATTGCTTATAGATGAGTATATTTATGACCCAGACCCATCTAAAGCAAAAATGGCTCTTACTTTTGGTTTAGGCACAGCTAGATTTATTACTGGCAGTTTTAATAAAATTGATAAACAAAATATTACACTTAAAACTCCTACAGCAAATATAGCTATTCGTGGTACTGATTTTACAGCTACAGTAGATGAACTAGGTCGTAGCCTTATAATACTTCTACCAGACGCTCTAGGGCTTTCTAGTGGCGAAATAGAGGTGGTTACTGCTATGGGTACTGTTTTACTTAATAAACCTTATGAAGCTACTACAGTAAGTGTATTTGAATCAGCACCTAGCAAACCTGTAATATTAGATTTAACTTTAGATATTATAGATAACATGCTAATTGTTACACCACCTAAAGAAGAACAGATAATAGAAGAAGAAACAACTTCTACTAAAGTTGATAGTGTATTAGATTTTAATGATTTAGATATAGATTATCTTGCCGAAGATTTTTTAACAGACGATAGTTTAGAATTTACTGAATTAGATATAAATTATTTAGATGTTAATTACCTAGAAGATTTACTAAATGTTTTAGATGCGTTAGCTGTAGCTGAAGAAGAAGACCAACTAGCACAAGCAACTAGTACGCAAATAACAGGAACACTATTAGGTAAAGACCCAGACACACAAATAACAACTTTAATAGCAGGTGATGTTATAAGTTTGCGTAGAAGTGTAAATGAGTCAGTACGAGTAGATTTAGATGGAAATAACTCTTATACAGTTATATTTATACAAGATGGTATATCTAATGTGGTCAAGGTGAATGGCGGTAGCGATTCAATTATAACTATAACTCAGAGTGATTAATGAAGAAGTTAATATTCATAATACTTATAATACTAAGTTTACCTTTAGTATTTCAGTCTACCCCAACAGAAATACTTAAATTAAAAATATTTGATACTTTTATAGAAACACCAGAAGAATCAGGAAACTTTGTCATACTCAATATAACTGAAGAAGATGTAGAGCGTGAAGGTGGATATCCACTACCTAGACAAAGATTAGCTGAAATACAAATGGAAATTTTAGGTAAAGGTGCTGTTGGTGTTGGCTGGGTTATATCTTTTCCACAACCAGATAGAATGGGAGGTGATAAAGACTTTGCAAGGTCTTTAGGGTATGCACCATCAGTTATAGCTATGTTTGAAGATGGTAAAGGAAATTATCCTAAACCTACAGGAACAGTAGTGAAAGGTAAAGATAATGGTGGTATAGTATCTTTGGGAGTTAAGGAAAACCTGAACACTCTTACAAATAATACATTACAGGGTCTAGCCATTGCTCCCACCGAAGTTGACCAACTTGTAAGAAGAATACCTCTTTTAGTAAAAACACCTGATAATAATTGGATTCCTGCTTTTGGTACGCAAATATATAAATCTTTATTTAATGTAAAAACTTACATTATAAAAACTAATGATAATGGTATAGAAGAAATATCAATAAGAGGAATACCACCAATAAAAACAGATAGTTTTGGTCGTAAATGGATTAGTTGGATAGATACACCACAAACAGATTTACAAGAAATGGATGTAAATGGTAAGTTTGTAATAGTTGGAGTTACTGCAAATGGTGTTATGCCACAAATAGCTACTCCAGTTGGTTTATTAGAACCTCATAAAATACAAGCTGCATTAGCAGAATCTATATTAATACAAGATAGTCCTTATATTCCTGATTGGGCATTGGCTGCAGAAATATTAATCTTTATTACAACAGTAGCTTTGGCGTGGTTGTTAATAAATATTTTAGGAATAACGACAGGAATACTATTTACCAGTATATTATTTTTTATAACGGCATTTAGTGGACATTATCTTATACAAAAAGGTATTCTTATAGATGTAAGTTGGACTTTAATATCTCAATTTATAACAGCTTCTATAGCTTTTTATTTAAGATTTAGAGAACAATACAAGTTAAGACAACAAATTAAAAAACAATTTGAACATTATCTTGACCCAAGACAGGTTAAACAATTACAAAATAACCCTGACTTATTAAAGTTAGGAGGAGAAAAAAAGTATGCTACCTTCTTATTTACTGATGTTAGGGGATTCACCGCTATGTCAGAAACTCTCGAACCAGAAAAAGTAACTTATATAATGAATAAAGCTTTAACTGCACAACAATCCGCAGTACAAAAACATGGTGGTATGGTTGATAAATATATTGGCGATGCAATGATGGCTATATTTAATGCACCTATAGATTTAATAAATCATCCTAAAATAGCAGTCGAGTGTGCTTTTGATATTATAGAAAATATGTCTATTCTTAATATAGAGTTACAAGAAGAAGGATTGCCACCTATAGCTATTGGTATAGGTATAAATACAGGAGATGCAGTAATTGGAAATATGGGTTCAGAATCTAGATTTGATTATACTGCTATTGGGGATGCTGTTAATACAGCAGCTAGATTAGAAAGTTCTACAAAAGAAAGAGATGTAGATTTATTAATTGGAGAATCTACTGAAAGTTTATGTGGTTATCATTTAAAAGAACTAGAACCTATTGAGGTAAAAGGTAAATCTAAACCATTAAAAATATTTACTTATGAACAAAATACTCAATAAAATTAAATTAATTTGGAAATGGATTTTAGAGAAATTTAAGACACGCTATAAAGTTACAGTATCTTTTAATAAAGAATATGGTGATGCAGATGATAAAACTTATATTACTAAAAAGATATTAATACAAAAAGAAAAACATCTTAAATTTAGAGATGAAAATAATAAACTTATAGAGTATAGAAGTTCTGCAGGTCTTAATTACATTATAGAGGATGTTTAATGCAACAAATATTTATAGGCATAATTTTAGTTTTAAGTTTAGGTTGTTATTGGTTATATCAAGAAAACACTACACTTAAATCTAATAACCTTGCTTTAGAAGGTGCTATAGCTACACAAGAAGAAGCTATACAAAGTTTACAAAATGACTTTCTTTTACAAACAACTCAACTAAATGAACTTACAGTTAAAAGTCAAGCAGCTCAAAGAGAACTTAATAGATATACTCAGTTTATAAAAGACTATGAATTATCTGCAAAAATACTGGCAGACCCAGTAGAAATGGAGAGAAAAATAAATAATGGAACAAAACACATTATGGAAGACATCGAGAAAATCAGCAATGTTGTTGATAACCTTGATGATGGTTTGCAGTTGCAGCCTAATTCCAACTAAAGAAATACAAGTTACAGCAAAACCACTAGACAGAACTATAGTGCAACCAGTTATGCCTAGAGAAATTGACCTAAAAGAACCTATGTGGATTGTTGTTACTCCTGACAATTGGGAAGAACAACTTGCTAGAATAGAAAAACAAGAAGGTGAATTAGTTTTTTTAGCTATGACAATACCTGATTACGAGGTAATGGCTTACAATATGCAAGAGCTTAAAAGGTATATGAATGAACTTAAAGAAGTTGTTGTCTATTATAGGACAGTTACTACAAATAACGAGGAATAAAAATATGAATATATCACAAGAAGGTTTATCTCTTATTAAAAAATTTGAAGGTTGTCCTACAGACAATGATGGTAATGCAGTTTCTTATAGATGTGCAGCAAATAAAGCAACAATTGGATATGGCAGCCTAAAATATAAAGGTAAGCCAGTAGAAGATGGTATGAAAATTACTATGCAAGAAGCAGAAGATTTACTCTTACATGAAATGAATGAGTATGAAGGTTATATTAATGACATGGTAAAAGTAGAATTAAATCAAAATCAATTTGATGCTTTAGTAGCATGGGTATTTAATCTCGGTCCTTCTAATTTAAAATCTTCAACTTTATTAAAACTTTTAAATGCTGGTGATTATCACACTACTCCTAGTCAAATAAAACGCTGGAATAAAGCTGGAGGAAAAGTTTTACAAGGTTTAATAAGACGCAGAGAAGCAGAAGCTTTATTGTTTGAAGGCAAAGAATGGTATGAGGTGTAGCCAATGCCATTAATGAAGTATGTATTTAAACCTGGCATAAATAAAGAAGGTACTAATTATAGTAATGAAGGTGGCTGGTTTGATGCAGATAAAGTTAGATTTAGAAAAGGAAAGCCTGAAAGAATAGGAGGCTGGACTAAATTTAGTGAGAATGGTTTTATTGGCACGGCAAGAAAGATACATCCATATAGAGCAGCAAGTGGTGATACTTATATTGGTTTAGGAACACATCAAAAATTATATAATTTAACTGGTAATGTTTTTTACGATATAACTCCTATAAGGGCTACTACTACGAATGGTATTGTCTTTTCTGCTACTAATGGTTCAAGCACATTAACTGTAACAGACGATGCTCATGGAGCACTTACAGGAGATTTTGTTACAATTTCAGGTGCAGTTACTTTAGGCGGTTTAATTACTGCTGATGTATTAAATCAAGAATATCAAATAGAAACAGTAACAAGCGAAGATACTTATACTATTATTGCAAAAGATACATCTGGTGATGAAGTAACAGCAAATAGTTCTGATTCAGGTAATGGTGGTTCTGGTGTTGATGGTGCATATCAAATAAATACAGGACTAGATGTCTATGTAAGAGGTACTGGTTGGGGTGTAAATACATGGGGTGCTGGAACATTTGGTTCAGCAGGTGATTTAACATCTACTAATCAATTAAGATTATGGTCAATAGATAATTTTGGTGACGATATAATTGCAGCACCAAGAGCAGACCAAATATATTTTTGGGATAAATCATCTGGTACTGGCGATAGAGCAACTTTATTATCTGCAGAATCAGGTGCTAGCGATGTGCCTACAAAAGTATTGCAAATAATGATGTCTGATGTTGACAAGCATGTTATAGCTTTTGGTTGTAATCCAATAGGTTCTTCTGAACTTGACCCTTTATTAGTTAGATTTTCAGATACAGAAAGTGCAGTAGACTGGACTCCAACAGCAACAAACCAAGCTGGCGGTGTTCAACTATCAACAGGCTCTATAATTATTGGAGCACTTAGAACAAGACAAGAAATACTTATATGGACTGATGCAGGTATTGTTTCTATGCGTTTTGTTGGAGAACCATTTATATTTTCATTTACAGAAGTAGCTGAAGGTCCAAGTTTAATATCTCCTAATGCAGCAGTTAGTGCAAACAATAGAGTATATTTTATGGATAGAGATGGCTTTCATGTTTATTCAGGTTCTACGCAAAGATTACCATGTACAGTATTAGATTATGTTTTATCTGATTTAAACCAAGACCAGGCATTTAAAGTATTTGCAGCAGCTAATGAAGGAGTAAATGAAATAATGTTTTTCTATCCTTCTGGCACAAATAAAGAAATAGACAAATATGTTTTATATAACTATTTAGAAGGCACATGGTCTATAGGTACAACTACTGATAATTTTGTAAGAACAGCCTGGGATGAAGCATCTGTATATGAAAATCCTTTAGCTAGCAGTA